CGAGCGGCCGGTTGGCCGCCAGTCGACAGCGCCACCCTCGAAGTTCACCATCGGCGCGCTCTTCCCCTGCTGCGAGATCTTGATGCTCTCGACCCACGCGCCGCGCAGCGCAACCGCGCTTGCGGCGTTGTTGTAGGCGTAGAGCGAGCAGGACCCCAGCGCCTGATCGCTGCTCAGGCTGTACGCGTGAGACGTGCTCGGCGTGTTCGTCTCGGCACCCATCCCCGTCAGGAACAGCGCGCCGTCGTCGGGCGCGGTGCCCGCGGCCCCGCTCGGGAGTAGGTACTTCTCGAGCGACCAGGAGCACGAGCGCAGTCCCGTGATCCGCGCGAGGTAGTCCCGCACGGACGTCGCGTCGTCGCGGTTCTCGCGCGCCGACTCGCCGGTGAAGGTGAACGATCGGATGCGCGCCGCGTCGGTGCCGGCGGGCGCGGTGAGGACGCCGAAGGTCGACTCGCGCCAGGCGTAGAAGAGCGTGTTCTCGGCGAGCGGGTGCAGCTGTGCTTGGCCCATGGTTCAGTCCTCCTCGATCAGTGCCGGCGCTTCGTGCTGCGCCAGCGATCCCGGCACAAGCTCGAAGTCGATCCGCTCGGCGAGTTCCTCGACCAGATCCTGTGGCCACGAGATGATCTCGCCCGGGCGGATCGCGCGCTCGCCGATCCGGACAGGGCCGGGGTCCTCCGCGCCGATGTATCTCACGCTCACGCTCACGCCGGGCTCCTTCCCGCTGGCCGCATGTACTCCACCTCGAAGTCGATCACCACGAAGGCGTCGGCCTCCTCGCTCTCGGTGACCGTGTCCCTCTGCCCGCGAACGCGCGTGACGATCGCGTTGGGCCCGTCCGCGTCCAAGCCGCGGCCCGGGTCGGCGAGCATCGCCCCGATGATGTCGTCGGCGATGTGGCAGATCTTGTCCTCGCGATCCTCCGCGGAGCTCGCGCGCACGTGCCCGATCACCGAGAGCCGCATCAACGCAGCGAGCCGGTCCCCGCCCTCGTGCCCCGTGTAGTCGATATCCGTCACGGCCCAGCATACGCTGGGTCTCACGCGCACGTTCTCGATCGGGCGGACGAAGCGCTCGACCCGCGCCACGTTGGTGCGGTAGCCGTTGGCCACGCTGATCGCCTCGAGCGCCGTCTGGATGTTCCGGCGGATCGTCAGCTCATCGACGGCCACGCGCCCCCCTCTCCCGCTCCAGCACGAGATCGATCCCTTCGTCCAGGATCTCTCCGATGCGCGGCTCGGCGATACGCACAGCCTCGGCGAGGTAGTGCCGCGCCGGGATCCGCACGCTCGGGACGAGCACGAAGAAGGGCTTGATCCGGCGCCTCTTGCCGCGGCCCATCACCTGAACGAGCAGCGAGTTGCGACCCCGGCGCGGGAGCAGGCGGAGCTGCGGGAAGTCGCGCGGCCCCTTGCCCACGGCGATCCGCTGGAGCGGCACGGACAGGTACTTCGACCGGCGCGGGAACACCATCCCGCCCTCGTCCTGGATCTGCGCGTAGACGAGATCGCTCGCCGCCTCGGCCGAGACGGCGTTGCCGTGCCGGCCGAGGAAGCGCGCGTTGAACGATCGCGGGAGCCGGCCCGTGCGCCCGTCCTTGCTCGTCCGGTAGAGCTCGGTGCGGATCTCGCCCACGAGATACGTGGCCGCGAGCAGCACGCTCTTGGCCGCCTGCTCGGAGAGCCCGCGCTTGATCCGCCGGAGCGATTCCTCCGCGTCCGACGGCTTGAGGCGCACGCGGATCATGCGTGCCCGTGGTCGTCTCGGCCGATCGAGAAAGGCCGAGACGGGAAGTCGACGCTGGCGGCGAGCGCCGCGTTGGCGGCCGCCGACGATCCGATCACCGTGATCCCTCCGCTCGTCGTCTCGAGGCTCCGCCGCCGGAGGTCCGCGAGCAGGTCCCGGTAGTGCGTCGAGCGCTGCGACCTCGAGGACGAGAGGCCATGCGCGGAGCGGTCCGTCTCGCGCGCCAGCTTGGCCAGGATCCGCGAGACGCACTCGATCGCCGCGCGGATGACGCTCCCCTCCGTCGTCAGGATCGACTGGATCGTCTCGTCGGCCAGGTACTGCTGGTCCGTCTCGGACTCGCCGGTGACGGTGTCGCCGATGATCCCACGGACCCGGTCAAGGTCCGTCGGCTCGGATGGATCGTAGGTGAAGGCCACGGCTCACCTCTTCTTTCCGCCGCCGCCGTTCCCGCCCGGTGCGCTCGGGGCGGGCGCCGGGCCCGCCGGCGCTTGGCTCGAGGCCTTCTTGCTGTCGGCGCCGCTCGGCGCCGCCGGCTCTCCCTTGTCGGCCCCGGCCCCGGGGGCGGGCGCCGAAGGCGAGGTCGACGGCGCCTCGCCCCCAGGGACAGGATCGTGAACGGGATCGGGATCGGGGTCGGGGTCGGGGGCCCGCGAGACAGCCGGCGGCGCCCCGTGGTCCGCGGGGCGGAAGAGCAGCTGTCCCCGGCGCACGAGCGACGGCGTCAGGGTCCAGTCGTGCGCCTCGGGCACGTGCTCGCCCGCGCGGCGCACCGTCCTCGGATCGAGCCAGAGATCGCGCGCGGCGTAGTACGCGCCCTCGCTCTTCGGCCTCGCCAACTCTCGCATCGCTCCACCTCGCTATCGTCGATCGGGTCAGGGTCAGGTCGATCAGGTCAGGATGTCGTTCAGGAACACGGCGCAGTCGGCCGCGATGACCGCGTAGTCGCACGCGCGCTCGCCGCGGTAGATCTCGGACTTCGTCGACTCGTCGCGGTAGTTGGTGATCGCGGGCGCGCCCGTCTCGGCCACCTTGTCGATCTCGGACCACGAGAAGCACGCCAGCGCCGTGGGCTTGTTGAGCGCGGGCGCGGGGTCCACGTAGGCCAGGAGGGCACTGTCTCCGAGGATGAAGTCCATGGAGACGGCGGCGCCCTCCTTCGCCGTGTTGTAGGGCGTGTCGATCACCACGATCTTTCCCGGGCTCTTCGCGGTGCCGAGCCCCACGAGCTTGGCGATCCCGTCCATGGACGGAGCGCCGCCGGCCGTGTGTTTGAACCGGTCCACGATCTCCGCGTCCTGTTCCATCACGTCGTAGACCGCCTGGGAGCAGGCGAAGACGTTCGGCCGGCGGCCCGTCTGCTTGTTGACGTAGTTGCACTGGGCCTTCAGGACACCGATAATGTTCGCGCCCGGCGTGTTCCAGTAGCAGAAGTTCGTGGTGCTCTCCGTCGAGACGGAGCCGCTCTGGCCCGCGAGATCGCGGCCCCAGACCTCCGTCGTGAAGAACTCGTCGACCACCAGCTTCGACGTGTGCAGGCGGAACTTCTGGCCAACGCCGTTGATCCCCAACTGGTCGGGGGCGATCGGGTCCATCGCGTTCGCCATGATCTCGTCGGGGACCGGGAACTCGAGCCCGAGCGGCGTGCACGAGTAGGTCTGCGTGGTGAGCCCGAACCCGGCCCGAGAGAAGCTGGTCCCCGGGGCGCGGGCCTTGATCTCAGAGAGCCGGAAGAAGTCGCCGCGGTCATAGACCGTGTACGCTCCCGTCTGGTACCGCACCGGGATCACCGGCGCGAGCAGGTTCGCCGGGAAGTTGTCCGGGTCCAGCATCCAGCCGATGCTGAGGTTGGTGAGGAGCTGGTTGACCGGCTGTACGCCGCGCAAGGTCGGTCGTGGCATGTTTTGTTCCCTGTGTCCTTTCGATCAGATCGGGGCGCGGCCAGATCAGAACGCGGCCAGCTCGACGGTGAGCATGCCTTCGCCTTCCGCGAAGGCGGTGACCGAGAAGGCCTCGATGTCGATCAGGGCGCCCGTGTTGAACGTGTTGTTCCCCGTGATCGCCGTGTCCGCGATCAGCGCGCCGAGCGGCGTGCACGTCGCGGACGTCAGGGCCACCACGCCGCCGTCGACGTCGGTCCCGCCGATCTCGGCCCTGAGCGAGGCGGCACGGGACGCCGTGGTGACCGGCACCCCCTGCGTCCAGGTGAGGTTGAGGATCCGCCCCTTGAACGGGGCCACGAATCCGGTGACCACGTCGCCGGCGCCGGTGATCGAGGCGAGGTCGACCGGGATCGTCCAGAGGGTCACCGGGAGCGGCCCTGCGTGGGTGATCAGCATGGTGCCGATCTCGCCGTTGGCTCCGGCCTCGAGCGCTCGGCCGATCACGTACTGGCCACCGGCAGAGGCCGCGACCGCACGCCCCGACGCGTTTGCCACGAGCAGATCGCCCTTCGCGACGGTGCCGCCGTAGCGGACCCTGCTCACGCCGGCGTAGGCGATCGAGCACGCCTCGCCGCTCGCGGGATCGTTCGTGAGCACACCCATCACGCTCTGGCCGAGCACGCTGGCGAGCACTGCCTGATCGACCGTGGAGTTGATCTCCACCAGGTCGTACTGGTTCGCGGTGTAGGACGCGGCCGCGGTGAGCGTCCCCATCTCCTGGATGCCGAGCTCGTATCCCATGGTGCTTTCTCCTTTGTCCTTTCGGGCCCAGGCTCAGCCGTTCCGGAGCTGGGCGTACAACTCCGGGTTGCTCTTGTACGCGGCGATCCGCGCCTCGATCTCGGAGAGCTTCGGATCCGCGGCCTTGATCGACTTCGCGATCGCTTCCATCTGCGCGGCCGGGCTCTCCGCGTCGACCGCGCCGGGCGCGCCGTGCTCCTTGAAGAGCGCGGACTTCGCGACGACCGCGGCGGTCGCGGCGAAGTGGCCGTGGAGCTTGGCGACGAGCTCGTCCGGGAGCGGCTCCTTCGCCGCGCTGCGCTTGTAGATCTCGGCGACCTCGGGGAGCGCGAGCCCGATCGCGCCAGCCTTGACGGTCTCGGCCTTCGCCACCGCGACGCGGGTGGACTCGGCGTCGCGGAGCTTGGCGATCTCCGCCTCGGAGGACTCCGCCCGCTTCCGGAGCTCGACCACCTCGGCGGCGATCCGCGGGTCGAGGCGCTTGACGGCGTCCTCGAGCTTGGGCGGCTCGCCGGGCTCGCCCATCTTCTCCGCCTCCTTGGGTGGAGCCGCGCTCGCGCGAAGCGCCGTCTCCACGACGGCGCGCTCGGCCTCCGACAGCTTGGCCAGGATCTCGTCCAGGGTCGGCATCTTGGGGTGCTCCTTCTCGGCGCGGTCGCGCCGCTTGGTCAGGGTGATGCGGGCGCCGATCGCGGCGCCCCTGTCGACCAGGTCCACCCGGTCGATGCGAAGCATGCGCAGCCTCGTGCGCTTCTCGATCTTGTCGGTCACGGGAGCGGCTCCCGGAGCGACGTGCCGCCGATCGAGAACTCGGCCAGCTCGCCGCTCTTGATCCGCTGCCACGCGGCGTCGTCCGTGATCCGATAGCCCACGAACCACACGGCAGGCCCGGGCTCGAGACCGGCGGACTTGCGGATCTCGGGGGTGAGAGGCACCGAACAGATCAGCGCGCCGATCCCGCCGGGGCCCTCGTGCATGATGCCGGCATCGCGGCTGGACTGGACGTACTCGTAGCTCGCGAGAGCCATATCCTCGGGGGAGATCACGTCGCCCTGATGGTCCGTGACCTCTTGGCCGCTCGCGTCCGTCGCCGTGAGAGCGACGCCGAAGACAAGCCGCGCGTCCTCGTCGACCTTGGCGATCGGCACCCGGATCGAGAAGTCGGCGCTCGTCTCGCTCACTGTGGCGCAAGGGTGGCCACCGGATGGCCTAGTCGCAACAGCGCCCCTTGGGTCACCGGAGCGCAGGCGCGGCGCGAGCCCGCCCCATCAGCCGCGCGGCTGTGCTCCTCGACAGCCCGAGAGCGGAGGCGGCGAGGCGGAGGCTCTTCCCGTGCTTCTCGACCAGATCTCGGAGCGCGGCAGCGCGGCGCGGGGTTGCGCGCTCGCGTCGTTCGCGCCGCGCACGCGGCGGCCCCCAGCGGACGTTCTCGAGCGCGCAGCGCCCGAGATCGCCGTCGAGGTGAGCGACGGTGGCGTCCGGGTGCGGGCGCGGGTAGCCGTGCGCCTCGAGCACCAGCTCGGCCACGCTCGCAGCTCGCCGGCGGCCATCGACCCCGGCGAGCATCACGCGCCGAGCCCCGCCGCGCACCACCCAGCCGTGGATCTCTCGGCCCTCGGTGTCGAGCACGCGGCCGTCCGCGGTGATCGTGCACCCGGGCCAGCGCGGGTGCGCGCGGCCCACCGCGGTCACGGCTCGCTCCTCGGCGCGGCGATCGCGCCGGCCTCTCCACCCGGCGGCGCGAGGCGAAAGGATCGGCCGATGTCGCCCATGATCGCCTCGGCCTCGGCGCGGCCGAGGCGGACCATCGAGACGAGGAACTCGATCCCGCTCGCGCGCGGCAGGTTGCCGAGGGCAACGTCACCGACGATCGCGCGGGCCTGCTCGATCTGCACGCCGGTCGGCATCGTGTCGGCGACCTTCTCTCCGTCCGCGCCCGCGTCCCGGTCCTCGCCGAGCTGCGCCTCTGCGTCGTCGAGCGGCGGGACAAGGCGAAGGCTGGGCGCCCCCGCCGCCGCACCGCGCTGCTTCACCGGCAGCTTGAGCCGCTCGCGGAAGTGCTGCTCATCGGCCTCGTCGAACGACAGACCGCCCGAGTTGGCGAGCGTCGAGATCGCCGCCGCCATGTCGGCGATCGAGTCCTCGTCGAGGTCGCCATGCGTGAGCACCGGAGCGAGGCTCGGATCGATCCCGTTGAGCGAGAGGAGCCGCGGGATCTCGATCGACGAGAAGACGTCGCAGATCCGATCCATCACGCCCTGGAGCGCGCGCGCGTGCATGCTCTGCTTCACGTCGCCGAGCGCGCGCGAGCCGCCCGAGTCCATGCCGAGGAGGAAGACCTCGGAGAGCAGAGCCATCATCTCGCGCTGCTCGTGCCGCTTGATGATCTCGTGGACGTCGATCGGGCGCCGGCCTCCGCTCTGCATGAGCCTGAACTTGTAGCCGGTCGGCGTGTTCGTGCCGGGATCCAGCTCCGACGGGAGCACGACCCCTTCGTACTCGCCCCGCTGGATCTTCGGCAGCATGGTCTCGAACATGCGCCGCATCGCGAGCTGATCCGGCGTCGCGTTCACCGAGAACAGCGCGGGCGGCACCTCCATGATCGGCAATCCGGCCAGGTCGTTCGTCGCGCCGATCCCCTCGAGCTCGCGCAGCCGCTTGGCGAAGTAGTACTCGACGTAGGCCCCACGGAGGAGCGAGCGCCCCTCCGGGTTGCCTGCGCGCGGGCGCACATGGAACAAGATCCCCTTGTCGAGAGGCAGGTACCGCGGGAGGAAATCCGGCGAGGGTCTCTGGACCCAGCCGGTCGCCTGGCCCGTGGTCTCGTTGAAGCGCCACTCGTGGAACGATCCCTGCGCGCGGGGCATGAATCCGCGCCACCCGATCGCCCCGTCGTCGTGCCGCGACCGGAGCATCGGATCAGACGAGGACCCGCGCCTGATCTTGTAGACGACCTCGAGGTAGCTCCACCCGTAGGTGGCCGCGGAGAACAGCTCGCCCAAGAAGTCGCGCCAGGGCGTGTCCAGATCGAGGCGGGCTTCCTCGACGAACGCCGCGACGCGCGCGGCCTCGGGCCGATCGTCCTTCGGTCGCGGCCGCACCTCCCACGAGGTCTGCGCGAGCATCGTCTCGAAGGCCAGGAGCGCGCCCGAGATCCCGGCCTCGTTGTCGGCCATCTCGCGGAAGATCTTGGCGCCCGTGGCGCCGGCGAGGTGCCGGTTCGGCTCGTCGCTGATCCAGTTGCCGTGCCGGCGGTACCCGGCGCGTCCGATCTCCACCAGGGCCGGCTTGTCGGTACTGCTCTCGCGCGGGTCCGTCACGAGCGGGAGGATGGAGCGCGTGCGCGCGCGCCGAAAAGATCCGTGTTGCGCTACGGGGTCCAGCCTCGCCCACCACCGACGGACAGAGACGGGAGCGGGGCGCTTGGATCCCAGCGTGTCCCTTGGCCGTCGCGCGGACGGAACGCGATATCGATCGGCGTGCTCGAGTGCAACGCGGTTATCGCCCACACCAGGGCGTCGAGGCGGTCTGGGCTCTCGGGCGCCTCGGCCTCGACGTAGGTGCAGAGCTGATCCTCCAGCTCGGCGAACGCGCCCACGTGGTGCACGCGGCCCTGCTCGTAGAGCGCTGAGATCGGCTGGGCCCGCGCCCGCTTCCCTTCGCGCGCGCGGACCTCGCGGATCGCGGCGGGGACGTCGGGGCGACAGCCCTCGGCGATGAGCGCCTCCGTCGCCGACCGCGCGATCCGTGAGGCCCGCGCGCTCTCGGGCACCAGCGCCGCGGTCATCCTCGGCGTCTCCGTCTCCGATATCGCGATGCCGTTCCGCTGCGCGATCTCGATCATCTTCGCCACGGCCTCGCGATCAAGATCGGCCTCAGCGTACCGCAGGAGGGTGGTCAGGGTCGCCGCACCCGCGTTGGTCTCGACCACGATCGCGTCGAGCCTGAGTCGGCGGTAGGTCTTGATCGCGAGGCGCGACCACTCGCCCGGCGTCGCGCGCACCGACAGATCCTCGAGCACGTACACCTGGCGGTCGGCCGCGATCCCTGCGACGACGAGCCCCGCCTCGCAGGCCTCGTCGCCGCCGCTCAGGCTCGGGTCGATCGCGAGCACGCGCGAGACGAGCCCGTCCGGGGCGCGCGTCACCCGGTGATCGTCGAGCCACGCGCGGCGCCAGAGCGCGCCCGGCGTCTCGCCCAGCACCTCGGCGTCGAGCTCTTGGCGGCCGAGCGTCGTGCCCCGGAACTTTTCCATCAGCTTCGCGAGAAACGGCTTCGCCAGGTTGTGCTTGTTCTCGCGGGTGCGGCCCTTCGTCAGGTGCACGAGCGGGTCCTTGAGCAGCGCGCGGATCAGCGGCGTTGGGCGCGGGGTCGTGGTCACGACCACCCGCGGCGTCTCGCCCTCGCGCAAGCCGAACATGAGCTGGTCCCACGCGTCGACGTACCGCCACGCCGCGAGCTCGTCGGCCCACGCCCACTGGTGCGCGGGCCCGCGGAGCAGGTCTGGCTCCTCGGCGGAGAAGCACGTCGCGCGCGATCCGTTGGGCCAGGTGAGCCGGCGCTTCGATGGCTCGTACCTCGGCCTGGTCGACGGGTCGCCGGCGGCGAGCAAGCCCGACACGCCTTCGATCATCGTGTCTCGGACGTCCGCTGCCGTGCGCCCTATGAGCGCGCCGCGCGAGCGCGGGAAGCGCAGCGCCTGAGCGTGCGCCCACTCGGCCCCCGTCCGCGTCTTGCCCCAGCCGCGGCCTGCGAGGATCAGCCAGACCAGCCACTGGCCCGGCGGCTCGAGCTGCTCGGGCCGCGCCCAGATCGGCCAGTGCCTGCGCGCGAGCGCTGTTGCCTCGGGCGAGAGCCCGTCCAGGATCTCCTTGCGCGTCTCCGCGGGGAGCGCAGCCAGGCGCTCGATCACGGAGCGGCCGCCTCTCACGTCGCCGCCTCCCCGAAGAGATCCCGCTGGCGCGCGGGCTCGCCCACGTCGAGGCACGCGGGCGAGAGGTAGAGCCGCTCGCGGTGCTGTTGGTTCGACGTGAGCGAGCCGCGAAACCTGCTCTTGCTGCTCCACGTCGTCACGCGCCAGCCGTGCCCTAGAAGCGCCTCGTGCCCCTCGCTGTCGTAGCCCGCGAGCACGATCCGCATGTGCCCGATCGTGCCGTGCTCGAGACACCAGGCGCGGACATCCGACGCCACATCGCCAGAGTCATGCGCGTAGAGATTGGCCACACGGACATCGGTTGAGTAGGGCGGATCCAGAAACACGCCGCACGGCTTCTTGCCGTCGATGACTTCGAGGTGCTTGTGTGTCACGGCCGAGGTGACAACACGCGACCAGTCTCCACAGCACACCCGCACACGACGAAGCCGATCACTGAGCGCGTTGATCCATTCGCGGATCTGGACACCCGGCCTGTGCAGTCCCTGCCCGCTATTCCCCAGCAGCGGCTTCCCGAGCACCCGTGCCTTGTGGAGACCTTTCCCGCTCGACCCCAGCTCTGGGCGCTTCTTCGAGATCGGCCCGGAGCACCACCCCGAGCCGATCCACTGGGCCGCGCCCCACGCCCACCAGCCCGCGGCGCGAGCGTCGTACCACTCCGGGTCCGCGCGCGCACGCTCCGCGATCTCAGGCTTGCGGCGCACGAGCCAGAGGTGGCGCGCCTCGAGGTCGGCTTCGTTCACCGGCCAGTCCGCGTGCTCCGCTACCTCGGCCGGCGCGGCCTGCGTCGCGCGCCAGAAGTTGGCGAGGAGCGCGTCCACGTCGTTCACTGTCTCGACGCGCGGGGCGTGCGGCCTGTTCAACAGGACAGCGCCGGATCCGAAGAAAGGCTCCACGTAGTTCGCGACGTCGCCCAGCGCGCGCCACACGATCGG